GGCAGTAGGATCCAGAGGAAAAGCTGTGACAGTGTCCTCCGTTGTACTACCGTGAAGGTTTCCAAGAAAGATTTTTCCACCTTCATAAGGCACAAGACCACCGCTACGCATGCCACGCATACGCTTTCCACGCTTATGGGCCTTCTTCTCCTTAATTTCCTTAATCTTTTCCACAATTTTTGTTTTGTTTGGCTTACTAGGCTTAATAACCTTCTCCTCAACAATAACTTTAGCTTTTCCTTTATTACGATTAGCACGACGACGTTGATTACGAGAAAGTTTATTAGTAGACATCTGGGAAGATATCTGGGATTTATGGTAGTCAATTGATAGAGCACTCTGTAATTGACGCTCTGGGTGAGACTCATGATACGTATCTACCGTTTTATACCCAGAATACAACTCCCACAACTCATTATCAGTTTTATAAGCAGTCCAGGCTAAATCTATAGAGTCAGATTCACCCATCGGGCACCGCATACGCAACCAATCAATAAAGTCAGAGAAAAATCTACGGCAACCATTTGGCCCATCGCAAGCAAAAGTCTCATTTCTTAAAGCACAGGCACGAACAATTGTAAGCTCAGGTGTCCCTTCCTGGTTGTAAACAAGAAGACTACTTCTCATCTTATCACATGGAGGGTTAGGAAACCACATGGCATGGCCACATGGCTCAACACATTGCTTAAATTTATGGCCTAGAAAACTAAGCTCAGAGACAGGGCGAAAGTGATCAGCCTCACTATGGTATACCATACCAATCTTTGGTGCTGCAGCTATAATACGACTGGGTGAATAATATTGCCTAACATACTCATGAACTGACCCGATGAAATCATCTCCAACCTTAAATGTGCGAACAAACGCATCAAAAGCCTCAAGAGAGTGAAGCTCAGGTGGTGTCAAGATCATCCATAGAACGTAAAAATCCATATCATTCTTAAATGTGTTATCTTCGACAGTATTACCTTGACCACTAGGGTTCCCAGTATCACGCTTATAAACACATCCAGTCACATCAACTACAGGGGCATGGGATAACTCACTATACAAGTTACGAGCACGCTTAATATTCTCAGGTGTGCGGTCTTTGGGATGCATAAACTTAATCCTGAGCTCACAAACAAGAGACATAACATACTCATAGTACGCACCATCAAACTGTTTACCATCAAACTCCATACCAGAGTCACCATCAAATACATCCAATAATGAGTACAGAAGGTGGAAACCTCCATCAAAATTGTTCAGACCCAGTGCAGACGGCACTTTCATCTTTGCAGCTTTAATACAGGAGTTTTGCTCAGAAAACAATTGTTTTGTTGCGGTTAAGTGGTTCACATCCATAGCCACAATAGAACGAGCCTTATCGTTATTAATATCATAAATAGGTTTTAGCTCCTTCTTTATAGTCATTGAGCACAGTGAATGGATATAATCATCAGTTGCTAGAGCTTCCCAATACTTAGGGTAAAAGTTCTGACCAGCAAACTCAGCTTCCCAATAATCACCTTTCTCAGGATATTTAAAAGTCCATGGTAAACCAGGAGATGTGTCGTCCTTAAGTTCCTCCAGTGCCTCATCAAAGGATATAACTCTGGAGTTACATACATAAGGAGCATATTTTTTATAAACCCAATCGGCAGCCACATCATAATAAGCCTTGACCTCATCTGAGAGTGGGTCAGGATCACGATTATAACGAGTCATTGCTTTCTCAGCTATAGCCGCACGCTTTGGCACAACACCATAGTTAGTATATTTGTCAAGAATTTGCTCACTAGCATAATACTCAGCCACAATAACATCCTCATGATCAAACTCACGGGGATTAAAAGGACGGAAAATCTTGCCAAGGTAAGGCATAAACTCCATCTGTTTGTGCTTCTTGTGTGGTATTGCCAGCTCAACATCATCCAACAACTTATAACAATCATCTGGATATTTGCTCAAAATATAAGACAGCCCTTGCATAGCATATGTGACCTTAGTTGCATTCTCCATGGACACAGTACCAGGAAAATCACTCCAATCAAAAGTACACTCTAATAACTTCGGCTCAAGTTGAGAATCATGTTTCTCATCACCTAAGTTAACCAGATTCTTATACTTCTCAAAATAGGTAGTATCCACAGAGTAATCATACTCCTTCATACCACTATTAAAAGCAGCAACCTCAGCTGACCACCGAGTGTTCACTGGGTACATCTTGGGAAGAGTGGTGACTTTGGAGTCACCAATACCATGAAAGCCAACTATACAACCATCAGAGACAGCTATATAAGGAGCACCACACGCACCAGCTTGGGTAGATCCAGAGTAATCTGTGACATAAACTGGAGCATCTTTAGTACCAAACATATGAGTGTCGCCAACCTGACCAAATGAAGTCATAGGTTTAGTCTCAAACCAAGAGAGCATAACCCAC